GGAGAGTATCCAGCGAAGGTAGATGGAGAAAAGATGCTAGTAAGAAATCAGGTGGTTTCTTTCTTAAAGGACTCAATAAAGGGATGGCAGACGTGGAAGGTACATTGCTTAATGGTATAAAATTCGCAATTGAATTAAAAGCCAGTAAAGGTGATAGTCAAAGAAAAGAACAAATACAGCATCAATCAAATTTAACACAGTCAAAGGCTATTTATTATCTATGTAGATGGGTAGACTTTGAAACGTTTGAAAAAGAAATACAACAATTAATTCCAATACAATGACACAAGAAGACTTAGAATTGATTATCTATTGGCAAAAATGGAGACGTGATAATAGTGGTGAGTTAGAAATGCCAAATCCTAAAAAAGTAGGAATAGCACTAGATAAAATGATAGCTTATTGTGAAATGTGTATGAAACTGAATGAAGATGCTGAAAATAGGAGATAAAATAAAAGATACAGAAGATAGTGACTGCTACTTTGTAGGTGACGTAGTGAAGCTAAATAGATTTGGTGGAGTGGAATATTACAAGGTAACTCAAGTCATTTGGAACGGAATAGACCATGCAGATGATAAGTTAATAGGTCAGATAATTGCTCCTAGATGGTGGTATATTCAATTATTTTTATTCTAAATAGTTGCACAACTAAAAAAAATAATTACATTTGTAAACAATTAAATAAATATATATGCAAACAGAAGTAACCAAAGTGCCATTGTGGACAAAAATTCACAAGGCAAAAATGAGCATTGGCAAGGTAGTGAAAAACTCCACCAATCCTCACTTTAAACAGAGCTATGCAGACATCAACGCATTGCTAGAGACAGTTGAGCCTATCCTTCATGAGAATGGACTGCTCCTATTACAACCTATCCATGATAAGATTCTGAGCACTCAGATAATTGACATTGAGTCAGGTGAAATGATTGAGAGCTGGTTGACATTACCTGACAACATTGATCCACAAAAAATGATTAGTGCAACTACCTACTACAGAAGAGCAACACTTCAATCTCTTCTGAGCCTTCAAGCTGTAGATGATGATGGTAACTCAGTAGCATCAGCAACTAAACCAACGCTAACAGATGACAGATTCAAAGAAGCTCTTAAATCTATCGAATCAGGCAAGTACACAGCAGAAAAATTAAAATCAGATTTCAATTTAACCAAACAACAAATACAAGCACTATGAAATGGCACCCATCATCACTAGGAAAACTTATGACTGAGTCAAGAACTAAGTCAGAAGTATTAAGTCAGACTACTAAGTCTTACATAGCATCTAAGGCAAAAGAGGACTTCTTTGGCTACAACTCATTTATCTCTACAAAAGCAATGCAGAAAGGTACTGACTGGGAGCATGAGTCTATAGAGCTAGTCAATCAGATTAGAGATACATTCTACATCAAGAATGAAGAGACTATACAGAATGACTGTCTAATAGGTACACCTGATATCATATTGGACAATTCAATCATTGACATTAAGACATCATGGTCACTAGAGACGTTTCCAGCTATAGCAGCAGAAGGAATCAATAAGGATTATGAATGGCAGTTGAGAGGCTACATGATGCTATGTGATAAAGCATCAGCTGAGCTAATCTACTGTATGATTGATACAGATGACTTTCTACTATCTGATTGGGATAATAAATCTATCCACAAGGTATCTCATATTGACCCTAAGAAGAGAATAACAGTACTTCAGTATGAACGTAACATTTCAACAGAAGAAGCCATTAGAGAGCGTCTTTTGGCTTGTACTGAGTATTACAATGAATATTTTGTACAATTAAACTGTAAGTAAGATGAGAATAGATATAACAGATAAAAAGTATTTAAAAGCTTTAGAGTGTATAAAAGAGATATTAAGCAGTAGCAATAATAAATCAATTTACCAATTAGTTGATAATCAAAAAATAAATGCATATTGGAGTAGATTTTTAGTGAGACACAAAGTTGTTTACTTAGAAAATGGTTTTTACAGATGGAATGAAAAAATACCACCTAGCTCTAAGTTGGTGCAAAAATTTAGAGATGAGTTTACATTAGCGTATAAAAAATACAAAACACCACAAGAAATGAAATCAATACAGACACCACCAGCACCAAAAACACGCAAAAGAAAAACAACTGTTGTTTTCTCTGATAAACCTGAGCCTCAGGTAGGATTGATTAGAAAATTCTTAAGATGGTTGTACTAATGGAAAAATCCTACTTCATTATTGAGTCAAGCCTAGAGAATCTCAAGTATGCTAGATACTCAGCTAAGACATTCAACAAGTCAGGTCATGACTATTGTATTTTGGTCACAAATAACTATGACCAGCTAGATGTTAGGAAGGTAAGCAAAGAAGAATTTAACAATTTAAACAAATAATATGAATCAACACACAACAACTGGAGCAATCATCAACAAATTGCCCGCAAAACAAGTATCTGAAAAGTTCAAGATACAAGAATTTATCCTTAGAGTAGGACAAGCTGATGACAAGTACCCTCAAGAGGTGAAATTTCAACTAGTGAATGATAACATTGACCTGATAGACTTTATCCAGGTGAATGAAGTGGTAGAGGTGACATTCGAGTTGAGAGGTAGAGAATACAATGGCACTCACTATGTGAGCTTGAATGCTCTAAAAGTTATCTCTAAGCTATTCTAATGAGACTAGTTAAGTACATCACAGTAATGCTATGCCTTATGGCTATATTTGGCTTGTTTTTTTATGGCATACACTACTTTCTCGGCAAAACAGGAGTCACAATCGTTTCAATAATAATACAAATTTACTTTATCTATGGATTTGTCAAAGATGCATACTATCACTATCGCAACAAATAAAGACTTCTCAGTCAAGGAATGGATGATAGAACAGACTAACCTGAGAATGACTAACAGATACAAGCAGACTCACATAGCTGAGGACATTGGAGTTAATGGATCACAATTGTCTAGGTTTCTAACTGGCAACACTGTTAAAGACTCATTCTATGAAAAATGGTTTAAATGGTACATAAATCAAGGGAGTTAATAGCTCCCTTTATAAATATTAACTAAATTTACACAATGACAGCATTCTTTACTTCGTTGGTAGCTAGTTGGTGGTTTACTAACTTTGAGCCTATTCAGAACTTCATTAATAGATTTATTCTACCTGACTGGCTACACACAGCTCTAGGATGCTGGAAGTGTATGTCATTTTGGACTGCACTCATTTACTCACAATCATTCACCGTAGCATGTGCTACATCACTCACAGCAGTATGCTTACAGAAACTGATATACAACTCGTAAACTCTATCATAACACTACCTGAGAAAGAGATTATGACAAAAAGGTCACTTAATCAACTCAAACAGATTAAAGTGGCTCAGACTAAAGTTATTGATAAGGAATGCTTTTGCTCTACAGTTAGAAGGAAAGTGTGGTATAAAGACTTTTTATCCTGGTATGAAAAGAATGCTTGATCAATACTTGCAGAATAACTACACAGAGGTGCTCAAATACACAAAGCACTTCATTCAACGACTCAAAATCCCTAGTTCTATAGAAGCTGATGCTGTCATTAACAATGCTTACCTTCATTGTGTTAAGCTAGAGATAGAAGGTGTCACAGAAGACAAGGCTAAGAGCTATCTACTCAACACTATCAAATATGAGCTAATATGGACTCAAGGCTCAAGGACAAAGAAAGATGACATCTATAGATCACATGAGTATCTTGGTGACTCATTAGATGACTCCTCAGATATTGAGCACAAAGTGAACTTAGAAGAGAGCTACAACTTTAAGAAAGCAATGGTAGAGATATACCGTAACTCTTTGGATGATAGAATAAAAAAGATTATATTTGAGGCATACTATGACAAAGGTCACTCAACACAGACAGCACTGGCTAAGTACTTTGACATTAACAGCACATCGGCTTTCTTTCTAATCAAAGAAATAAAACAAAATATAAAAGAGATACAATATAGGTATAAAGACTAAAATTATGGAATACACAATTAAACCAGAATTCGTAGGTAAAACTGTTAAAATCTATGACAGATTCCAAGGCACTAAGACTATTGTAATAAATAACCTTGATCTAAGCAAAGTTAAGTACTATCAAACTATTGGACTTAAGCATGTATTTGAAGAGGTAGTGACTGCTACAGCTCCTGAGTCTACTGTTATTGAGTACACAGCAGTTGAGGATGTACCAGTGAAGAAGAAACGCACTAAGAAATTTGTTGAGAGATTAGAAGAGGAGATCAAAAAAAGAGATCAAGAGTTAATAAATTCAGCTGAAGGTAATGGCTAAGCACAAGTACATAGCTACTCCTGAAGCTATGTGGGAGTTATTTACTAATTATGTCAATGAGACTAAGAATAACCCTCGTAAAAAACATACATTTGTTGGTAAAGATGGTACATCAGAATTTGAGCTACTTGAGAGACCATTGACCTTTGAAGGATTCTATTGCTATTGCTATGATGCTATTGGATGTATAGACCAATACTTTGAGAATAGAGGAGAAAGATATAGTGAATATGTTGCCATCTGTTCACGTATAAAGAGAACAATCAGAGAAGACCAAATCTCAGGTGGCATGGTTGGACAATACAATCCTTCCATAACTCAAAGATTAAACAACCTGACTGAGAGAGTTGATACTACCACAAAGGGTGAATCTATCTCTGAGATTAAAGTGAATATTATTACTTCTAATAAAGAGTAATATATCTTAATAATAATAATATAAGTACTACTAATAGTGGTATGATTTGTCTATGGAGCTAAACAGCACAGTAATATTCCAAAAGAATCACGAGGCACTAAATGACTCAAGTCATAGGTTTATAATCAATGAAGGTGGCTCAAGGTCATCAAAGACCTACAGCTTATGTCAATTGATAATAGTCTATTGCTTACAGAATCCTAACAAGGTAGTGTCAATCATTCGCAAAACTTTTCCAGCATTGAGAGCTACTGTGATGAGAGACTTCTTAGAGATTATGAAGACACTTGAGATTTATGACGTGGCTAGACATAACAAGTCAGAACACATCTACACCTTTGGTAATGGCTCTATAGTTGAATTCTTCTCAGTTGATGATGAGCAGAAGATTAGAGGTAGGAAGCGTGACCTTGCCTGGTGTAATGAGGCCAATGAGCTGTACTATGATGACTTCACTCAGCTCAACATGAGAACAGAGGGAAAGCTAATCTTTGACTACAATCCATCTGAGTCTAACTCGTGGCTCTATGAGTTACCATCCGAGGAGTCAATCCTAATCAAGTCAACTTACAAGGACAATCCATTCCTACCTGAGAGCATCAAGCGACAGATTGAAGACTTGAAGAGGACAGATGAGGCACAATATCAGATTTATGCACTAGGTGAGAAAGCTATCTCTAAGAGCAACATCTACAGTAATTGGTCATTTGTTAAGCATAGACCTTCTAAGTTTACTGACTATGTCTATGGGCTTGACTTTGGTTATAATCACCCCACAGCATTGGTCAGAGTCTATTGGAGAGATAAGGATATCTACATTGAGCCTATTATCTATGAGAGCTACTTGACTACTACTGACCTAATCGCAAGAATGGATCAGTTAGGAATTGAGAAGAGCATCAACATACTAGCTGACTACTCAAGGCCTGAGACTATAGCTGAAATAGATAGAGCTGGTTATTACATTGAGAATGCTAACAAGGTAGTCAAGCAAGGTATAGATAACATTAAGACCTTTGGTGTATTCTGTGAGGACCATCCAGCAATCAAGAAAGAGTATGAGAATTACAAGTGGAAAAAAATAGGGGACACAATCACAGATGAGCCAGTCAAGTTGTGGGATGATGCTATGGATGCTATAAGATACGCTGCAACATACATCAAGAAGGAATACTACACAGATGACAGCTATATTTCCTTCTAATTGAATTCTAATAAAAATACAATATAGGTATGGCACAAACAATCATAGCACAGCCTCAGGACTTCACTCCAGCTTATAATGAGTGCAAGTTTATAATTGACTCAACTAACAAGAATAAGTCAGGTTTCAGATACATCTTTGAGGTGTTTGACTCAGTTACGAATAATAGGATAGGATACTACAAGGCACTACCTACATTTGGTACTGGCTATGGTGAACAAGACCTATCTAAGCTACTGAGTAACAATGTGAGCTTTGACTTCAATCCTTCAATCACTACTTTCTATGATGCGTCTAATAGCTACTTTGGCTATGATGTTAAATTTGGTGAGGAGTATATTTTTGACATGAGCTACACAGCATCACTTACTAACAATAGTGGAAATGTTCGCATAACAGCAACACATCCATTTCAAGTAGGTGACCAGGTTAATATCACTCAAGCAGATGGTGGAGTAGCCAATCCTGGTGTTGAGGGGTTGCATACTGTGATAGCTATCACTGGCACAACTAACTTCACGATCAATGCTCTATGGTCAGGAGTAACAAATGCTACTATCAATGGAGTAGTAGAGTATGCTGATAAGAGAAAGACTATAGACTTAGACATAGAGTCAACACTAGACAAATTTGTCTTCAATGGTGTGTATCCTTGGCTTGAGTTCCCATATTGGGATGAGACAGACTATGAGCTTGATGGCATCACTAAGGAATGGCTAACAGACCAGCCTCAAGAATTCAGTTGCACACCTGGTCAAGACTTATGGCTTAACATGAGAGGTTTTGGTGTTGCACCAGCTGGCAAGGTATACTTTCAAAATGATAATGGAGATTTATTCTCTAAGGTAGTAGCTGGTAGTCAGACTATCAAAGGTGTTGCGGTTGGTCCTAATAACTATGGATCATTGACTGTTATCAGTGGCACAGCTCCATTGGTAAAAAATGACACTAAGAGTTATGAGGTATGGTATGTTGATGGATCTCCACAGACTCAAAAGTCAATTAAGTACAAGATCAACATAGACAGACGTATGCTCATCTCTGAGAGTCACATTGTGTTCTTAGATAGACTAGGCTCATGGAGTAGCTTTGCATTTCAGCTTAAGGCATACGAGAGAGGCAACATCACTAGACAGACTTACAATCAAGATGTACCTGGTAGTGTAGTTGATGGTCAATGGCAGTATAAAAGTTATGAACAAGGTACAGTCAACATCAATACTGAGGTCACTAAGGTCTATGACTTATCTACCAACTTTATGACAGAAGCTGAGGGAGATTATTTTCAACAGTTGCTGACATCACCACAAACGTACGTCAAAAACGTACTCTACCACATCACAGAGGATGGAGCTGTACTATTTGATGAGAATGGTTGTGTCATTCACGTTCCTGAGAGCACTGAGTATGTCAGCTGTAATGTTACCACTAACACCTTTGAAGTGTTCAAGCAACGCAATAAGAATCTAATTAAGCAATCTATTCAAGTTAGGATAGGTAACAACGACATAATCAATGGTTAAGATAGTTCTACCTAATGGTGTGCTTGATGTCTCTGAGAATCTTGCACTACCTATCACTTTCAGTATTGGTGACATTAGAGATTTGTCATCACGCAAGGGTACATTCTCTAAGACTGTTACTCTAGCTGGTACTAAGAATAATAATGACTTACTAGGACACTACTATGATGTCAATATAGAAGCTGGTACATTCAATTTAAATACACTAACAAAGTGTCAAGTCATTCAGAATGGTGTGCCAATCTTAGATGAGGCTCTATTACAATTGGTTTCAGTTAGCAAGGTACAGACTAACAATAGATTTGAGGATGAGGTAAGCTATGAGGTACTAATCAAAGATACTAGAGCAGAGTTCTTCACAGCTATCACAAATGCTAACTTGACTGACTTAGACTTTAGTGACTTAGACCATGTGTTTAGCTCCACTAATATAGTGGCTTCATTCAGTAACACTGTGGTAGATGGCTACAAGTATGTGATGCCGTATATCAATGGCAATGATTTCAATGCTAATGACTTCAAGCCAGCAATCTATGCTAAGACTTACTTTGATAGAATATTCGCTGTAGCTGGATTTACATACACATGGAATGAGTTAACATCAGCTCATTTTGACAAGTTGTTAATTCCATATAATGGTGACACTAATGACCAAGATTATACTGACTATAGAGTAGAGGCTACTAACACATGGACCACAAGCTATGTTCAACCTACTGGCTATAACAATACATTTGAGGAGCTTATAGACTCAGGATGGTCAGAGCTTACAGATACACAGAATATCTTTAACCCCACTACTGGTGAATATTCAACACCATTTAGCACTAATGCTTTGGCTGGCGAAAATTACTCCTATGGTTTAATAATTGGTGGCTCAATAATATTAGAGAATAGCAGTGGAGTTAATGCATTGCTTAGAGATGTCAGCCTTGTTTTTAGATACAATAGATATAGAGTATTTGCAAGGGTACAAGTAGGTGTTAACACAAATGCTGTCATTGTGTATGGCTCAAGTCAAGTTGTTCAATATACAGCTAGCTCACCACTACCTAATGGCAACACTACTATCTTATCATTCTCAGACACCTTGACTATTCCAGCAGTAGTGAATGGTGTAATATTAGGTATATCATCAAGTGACATTCAAATTCTTGAGATAGGTGTTGAGGTACAAAGTTTTGAAGACATTAACTGTACTATTCCATTAGCTCCAATTAATGGAGGTCAGAATCAAACATGGAGAACAACTACTTTTCCTTACACTACTCTTTTACCAGTAAATGTAGTGCTTGACTTGATATCCATTAACATGGTGATTCTACCTAGCAACAACATTCAAGTAACTGGTAGTACACTTAACATCAATCAATATGTACCATCTGAAATCAAGCAGTCAGACTTTATTAAGTCTATTCTACAGATGTACAACTTGTATATTGAGCAAGATGTTAACAATCCTTACAATCTAATCTTAAGACACAGAGACGAGTACTATGACTCAGGTGTTGAGAAAGACTGGTCAAAGAAGTTAGCTAAGGACAAGGACCAGCAATTGATATTCCTTCCTGACTTAACTAACAAGAAGCTCAAGCTCACTTATGCTCCTGACTCTGATGAGTTCAACACAATGTATGAACAAGCTACTAGAGAGATTTATGGACAGATAGAGTATACTTTTGACAATGAATACGTTAAAGATGTTGACACTCAAGAGTTAATATTTTCACCTACACCAGTTTTCCCTACTTCATTTGGAGCTTATGTACCAGCGATAGTAGGCTCAGCTCCTAACACTAACATCCGCATCTTGTACGATGGTGGTGTTCAGTCATGTCAGCCATTTGACATCTTAGATTTTGGTACTACTGGAGAATTTGGATTGACAAGTTATCCAATGCTAGGTCACTTTGACAATGCTTTGACTCCTAGTTTTGATATCAACTTTGGTACAAATGACTTTTACTTCTATGAGCCAATATCATTAACATCTAACAACCTATACAACCTATACTGGAGAAGGACAGTCAATCAAATCAATGTAGGCAAGATGTTGATAGCTATGTTTGACCTTGATGAGGTAGATATACAATCACTTAAGCTCAATGATAAGATATACATTGATAACTCCTGGTGGAATATCAACAAGATACAAGATTATAATGGTAACCAAAGACAGCTCACTAAGGTAGAGCTAATCAGTATTGACACTGAGATAGACCTAGCACCATTTAAGATAGGCTTAGGTAGGCCATTTGGTGACATCATGGTAGGTGTAGGTGTAGATGCATTGATAGGTAGAGGCACATTTAACAACAATGTCATCTTACCTGGTGCGAATGCTTTAGTCTTTGGCAAGGGAAATGTAGTCACAGCTGGTACTAAAGGAATCATAGTAGGTGATGGTCAGACATTGAGTAGTGATGGTATGG